TGGCAAAAATCGACAAGATACTTGGCTCGATCTCCCCGCTGTACGGGGCGGTTAGCGGCCAAGGGTTGTTCGGAAGTATCCAGAACGCTCTAGGTCCTGCTGCCGGTATACTTAGCCAAGCTACTCGTGCCAGACGCGAGGGTAACGCCGCCAAGCGAAACCGGGCTGCTTGGGACGAGGAAAACGGGTTTGCTCCTGCTGCTGGTGCCGGTTCCGGCATGAAGCGTGGCGGCAAGGTCAAGAAGTACGCCAAGGGCGGCTCGGCCTCGAAGCGTGCTGACGGCTGCGCCACCAAAGGCAAGACCAAGGGGAGGTTCGTGTAATGCCCGGCACCTATGGTCCTCGTATTACCCCGACCACCGTCTCCACACGGCCCCCACGCCCGCAGACTGGCGGTTCCGCCGCCCCTGCTCCGGGTAGCCGTGGCGTTGGTCTTGGTATGAAGCTCAACTTCGCAAAGGGCGGCTCGGCCTCGAAGCGCGCCGACGGCTGCTGCAAGAAGGGCAAGACCAAGGGGAAGATGGTCTGATGGCTAAGTCTCCTGCTTGGACCCGGAAGGAAGGTAAGAACCTTCCCGTCGGAAGTCCTTCTGCTCGCGCATGAAGGGGATGAAGTCGAAGCTGACGTCCTCGAAAACCGCAAACGATCCGAACAGCCGGATCAACAAGTCATTGAGGGCGTGGAACTGCTAAGATGGAAATGATGGTATGGAACGTCATTTTGAGCGGTATCGTGGCGGTTATGGGCTTCCTCATTAAAGGGAAGTTCGACGAGTTGGACAGGATCACGATCCTGCTCAACAAGACCCGTGAGGAGATCGCACGAGACCATGTTACTCGGGCCGAGATGAATATCACGGTCGATAAACTGGGGGAGCGGTTCGACAGCGCCTTCAAGCGCCTTGAGGACAAGCTCGACGAGTTCAGAAAGGGCTGATGAGATGAAGAGCAAAAAGTTTGGTTCCGGTGGCCCCACGGCCAAGCCCAAGGCGAGCGATCCGCGCATGCGTGAACCGATCACTGGGGGTCCCGACACCGTGCCGCTGACCCCGGAGCGCAAGAAGTTCCTCGAAGAGATGCGGCGTCGTAACGCCGAAGCGGCCAAGGACGCCAGCAAGGCGGCGAAGAAGGCCACCCCCTACGCCAAAGGAGGCAAGACGATGAAGAAGGCAACCAAGGCCGGTAAGGCCATGATGAACAAGTCGGCTGACGCCAAGGGCCGTGCGATGCCGAAGTACGCCAAGGGCGGCTCGGCTTCGGCTCGTGCTGACGGCATCGCCAAGAAGGGTAAGACCAAGGGCAAGATGCTCGCTGGCGGCGGGAAGTGCATGTAATGCGCGCTTCGCGGGGTATGGGCGACATCCGGGCGTCGAAGATGCCGGGGAAGAAGATCATCCGTCGGAAGGACAACCCCGACGATGTGGCCATGTACGCCAAAGGCGGTAAGCTGGACATCAAGAAGGCCATTAAGAAGCCCGGTGCCCTGCGCGCCGCGCTCGGCGTCAAGAAGGGGCAAAAAATCCCCGCCAAGACGCTCGCCAAGGCGGCAAAGGCTCCCGGCAAACTGGGCCAGCGTGCCCGGTTTGCGCAGGTCTTGAAGGGCTTCAAGAAGGGGAAGTAAGGTGGCGCGGACAGACGAGGGCAAGTGGAAGCGCATTGTCGCCGCCGTGAAGGCCAGCGACAAAGGCGGCAAGCCCGGCCAGTGGTCTGCCCGCAAAGCCCAGCTTGCGACCCAACGGTACAAGAAGTCCGGGGGCGGATACTCCGGCCCCAAGACCAAGGCCCAGCAATCGCTGTCCAAGTGGACGAAGGAAGAGTGGGGTACCAAGTCCGGTAAACCCTCAACCCAAGGCCCCAAGGCGACCGGGGAGCGATACCTCCCGAAGAAAGCGCGACAGGCACTGACTTCTTCCGAATACGCTGCTACAACGAAGGCCAAGCGAGAAGGCATGGCTAAGGGCAAGCAGTTCGTGAAGCAGCCCAAGACCATCGCCAAAAAGACGGCGAGATACAGATGACCACGAGCGGCACCACTACCTTCAACATGAACCTCAACGAGCTTGTTGAGGAAGCGTTCGAGCGTTGCGGTGCCGAGCTTCGTACTGGCTACGACTTGCGCACTGCCCGGCGCAGCCTCAACCTCCTGACGATTGAGTGGGCTAACCGGGGCATCAACCTATGGACTATCGAACAGGGGAGTATCCCGTTGGTGCAGGGACAGATCACCTACGATCTACCTGCGGATACCATTGACCTGATCGACCACGTGATCCGCACCCAGACCGGGCAGGCGCAAACCGACATCAACATCAGCCGGATCAGTGTCGATACCTACTCGACGATCCCGAACAAGAATGCGCAGGGTCGCCCGATCCAAGTCTGGATCAACCGGCAGTCGGGTGCGAATTACCCGGTGACCGGCGTGCGGGAGCCGCAGATCAACGTCTGGCCCGCGCCGGAACAGAGCAACTACTACACCTTCGTCTACTGGCGGCTCCGACGCATCCAAGACGCTGGCAACGGCGTCACGACGCAGGACATTCCATTCCGCTTCCTTCCGTGCATGGTGGCTGGTCTGGCCTATCACCTGTCCAAGAAGGTGCCGGGCGGGCTGGAGCGCACCATGATGCTCAAGAGCGAATACGAAGAACTCTGGCAGCAGGCTGCAGACGAGGACCGTGAAAAGGCCCCGCTCCGCATCGCCCCGCGTCAGATGTTCTACTAGGAGGTGCGATGCCTAATCGGTTCGCCTCTGGCAAATGGGCGATCTCGCAGTGCGACCGCTGCGGGTTCCGTTACAAGCTCAAGCAGCTTCGGCGTCTCGTCATCAAGACGAAGAACGTCAACATCCTCGTGTGCCCAACCTGCTGGGAACCGGATCAACCACAGCTTCAGCTTGGTATGTACCCGGTCGATGACCCACAGGCGCTGCGCAATCCGCGTCCCGACACGACCTACTTCCAGTCTGGCTTGATGGCCGACGGGTCTGTCGGTGAAGGTAGCCGGATCATTCAGTGGGGTTGGAACCCCGTAGGACTAAACGATCCTTTGGGTTTATCTGGACTTCCAAATACGCTACTAGGAGTTGGTGAAGTAGGCACGGTGACTGTGCAGACGGAGGAATGACGATGGATAAGAAGGACCTCAAGCAAGACAAGAAAATGGTGGCCGCTGCGGTGCACAAGCACGAGCGCGCCAAGCATAAGGGTCAGCCGCTGACCAAGATGGCCAAGGGCGGCAAGACCAATGCCCAGATGAAGGCGATGGGCCGTAATCTGGCGAAGGTCGCCAACCAGAAGAAGTCGGTGCGCGCTGTGCCGAAGAAGGGCATCTGACATGGACTACAAGCCCAAGATCGTGCCGATTGTGCCGAACAACAACGGCTATCCGAACAAGGTTGCCAACACCCAGACCGTGAAAACTCGCGGAACCGGCGCGGCTACCAAGGGGACGAATAGCAGCAAGAAGCTGGGGTAACCCGTGAACTACGCGCAACTGTTCGAGACCATCAAGGGGTACGTCGAAAACGACTTCCCCAACACCTCGTGGACCGGCTCTGACGGCTCCAGCACGGTGACGTTGACGTCCACCGAGCAGATCAACGCGTTCATCAAGGAGGCCGAGCAGCGCATCTTCAACTCGGTCCAGCTTTTGGACCTGCGGAAGAATGTGACCGGTAACGTCACAGCAGGGAATAAGTACCTCTCGGTGCCTTCGGACTGGCTCGCCAACTTCTCGCTGGCCGTGATCGACGGAGACGGGAACTACGAGTTCCTGCTCAACAAGGACGTCAGCTTCATCCGGCAGTCGTTTCCGAACCCAAGCGACACGGGCCTACCGTACTGCTACGCCTATTTCGACGAGAACTCGTACATCCTTGGTCCGACCCCGGATGCGAACTACCAAGTCGAACTCCACTATTTCTACTACCCGCCGTCCATCGTCGAGGCGGGCACTTCGTGGCTGGGTGACAACTTTGACAGTGCGCTCCTCTACGGGGCGCTGCTGGAAGCCTACACCTTCATGAAGGGCGAAGCCGATGTCATGGCTGGCTACCAGAAGCGGTATGACGAGGCGATGGCCATGCTCAAGCAGCTTGGCGAGGGCAAGAACCGTCAGGATATGTATCGCAGCGGGCAGGCCCGCTACCCGGTGAGGTAAGCCATGTTCGATGCTGTAGGGGCTATTGGGGCCGTCGATGTCCAAACCACCACGGGGCGTGGCTTCACTCCCGAGGAGATCGCGGAGCGCGCCCTCGACAAGATCATCTACGTGGGCAGCACCGCCCATCCGGCTATCCGGGAGCAGGCGGAAGCCTTTCGGTCGTCGATCCGAGCGGTACTGATCCATTACCTACACGAAGCGGTGCGTTCCGACCGTGTGTCCATATCCAACAAACTGCGGGAGGCCGGGTTTCCGGAGATGATCCCGATCCTCGACCTGTAAGGAGGCCCCGATGGCAATTACCCAAGCTATGTGCACCAGCTTCAAGGGGGAAATCCTCCTTAGCGTGCACGACTTCCGCGCCACTTCCGGCGATACTTTCAAGCTGGCGCTCTACACCTCGTCGGCTAACCTTGACGCCACCACGAC